TTGCTTAAAGTGATTCACTATGCTATGCTACTACTTCACTTTGACGGGCACTACACCCGTACTGAAAATGGTCTCTCGGAGTTTAAATGAATAAAGTAACACTTTCGCCAAAAACTAAAGAAGTTCTGGAGAACTATGCTACCATCAACGGTTCAATTTTGATCCGGGAAGGTTCTCAACTTAAAACAATTAATGTGGGAGAAAATCTAATCTCTCAATATGATTGCCCAGAAGTGTTCCCCCAAACATTTGCCATCTATGACCTGAATCAATTTTTGTCAGGTCTCTCCCTGTTTCAAGATCCTACTTTGGAATTTAATAACGCCGAGTATCTCACCATTCGTGGTGGTGGTCGTAGTGCTAAGTATTACTTCTCGGATCCTGAGATTACTTTAAAAACTGCTCCTGATCGAACAGTCAATTTTCCTGGAGCAGATATTGAGTTCTCTATTAGTGGAGATCAACTCAAATCACTACGCAAAGCAGCTAATGTTTATGGCATTCCTGATCTTGTATTCAAATCAAGTGCTGGTGGAACAGTTACGCTAAATTTGTGTGACAGAGAAAACGAAACCAGCAACGTGTATTCCCAAGAAATTTTTGGGGATAACACTGGCGAATATGAACTAGTGATGAAGATGGAAAATGTAAATCTTGTAGCAGGGAATTACAATGTAAAAATTTCTAGTAAATTGATTACTGAATGGAAGCATGATACGCTTCCTCTTGTCTACTACATTGCTCTTGAACCTTGATGAATAAGAAATTTTTGTGGGTGGAAGAGTACAGACCTCATACTCTTGAGGATTGTATTCTTCCAGTGAATATTAAAAACTCGTTTAAAGGATTCATTGAACAGAAAGAGATTCCCAATCTTCTGCTCTGTGGCTCTGCTGGGGTTGGCAAAACCACAGTTGCCAAAGCAATCTGTGATGAAATCGGCGCCTCCTACATCGTGATCAATGGATCTGATGAGGGGCGCTTCCTGGATACAGTTCGGAACAAGGTCAGGCAATTCGCCACGACTGTCTCATTGACCTCTGGTGCGGCCCACAAGGTCGTCATTATTGACGAGGCAGACAACACCACCAGTGATGTCCAACTCTCGCTCAGGACGGCTGTGGAGGAGTTTCACGGCAACTGTCGATTCATCTTTACTTGTAACTTTCCAAACAAAATCATTGACCCACTACACTCTCGGTGTACGGTAATCGATTTTAAAATTAACAATAAAGAAGTTGACAAACTGCAAGCAAAGTTTTTTGCTCGACTCAAGCATATTCTTGATGAGAATACAATTGAGTATGATGATAAAGTTTTGATCAAGCTGATCAAACGTTATTATCCAGATTGGAGGAGATTGATTAATGAAACACAGAGACACAGTGCCAACGGACGAATTGATTCTTCTATTCTCATTGACATTGCCGACATTAATTTGGGCGATTTGGTTCAAGCACTAAAGAACAAAGAGTTTACTACAGTCAAGAAATGGGTTGTGGATAACATTGATAATGATCCAGCCATTGTAATGAGGAAACTCTATGATTCTCTTTACGATACTCTCAAGGGACCTTCTATTCCAGAAGCAGTTTTGATCATTGCCAAATACATGAGGGACATTACAGTTGTTGCTGATCAAGAAATCAATCTTCTTGCTTGTCTTACTGAAATTATGATGGGGTGTGAATTCAAATGATTAATTTTCAATCCGAAAGTAAAAAAACGGGAGATGAATTCGAATCTTTTGTAGAACAAGATTTAATCTCTCGTGACGGAATTATAGTTGGTAAAGATTATTGTGTTAAAGAACTTGGAATAGAGTTGGATTACATTGCTGATCTGCCAGACAGAACTGAATACGTGGAAGCAAAGGGTGGTCGTACAGGAGGCAAAAAACGTCCAGGAGCACAGCGAACAGATAATGTTAAAAAAGCTGTGTGTAATGGTGCGTTACTCAAACATCTTTATCGCTCTGCTTATTACGTAATATATTTTTCTGCACCACCAAAACCAAATAGTTATTCATATAATATGATTGAAACTGCACTTGAGGCTGGTTACGTTGATGAAGTTCGGTATCTATGAATTACCAATATCTCAAAATTGATAAAATTAAAACTACTCCACAAAATGTGAAGGAAGCAAACGAAGCTTTGTTTCATGCTAGGATGACACTTCCAGCTGCGGCTATTCATTGTGGTATGACTCAGAAAGAAATGAAATTAACTTTCTGGGAGTATTTAAAATACCACCCACCCATATGGGACGGTGAACAAACTGGCACAAAGCAACCTAAGGTGCTGATGGACCTTGCTATGATTGATGAAACCAAAGGAGGACTTTAATTATGAAATGCCGTGTTCAACTCTATGTCGCTGGTAAAGTATTCAACGAAGAAGTAGAAGCTCGTAACTATCAAGAAGCAAAAGAAACTGCTCTTGCTCGCAACCCGAATGCTAAAGTGATGGGTGTAACTGCCGTATGAAATATGAATTGAGAGATTATTTAAATTCAATCAATCAAACAAAAAAGAATATTCTTGCTGGCGACGAGGAGGCTGCTAGAGCGTACCCTCCGTTTATTATTAATAAATGTTTGTCTTCGTTTACAGATTCTATTCTGTATGCTAATGAGATGAATAAGAATGCCCATTTGCCAAAGAAGCTGCAATTTGATTTCTTTATAAATACTTTGAAGCCGAGAAAGAGATTCTCTCACTGGGTTAAAAAACAAACACTTGAGCATCTTGATTTGGTGAAAGAGTATTATGGCTATAGTCATAACAAAGCTCTGGAAGCATTAAGGATACTCACTACAGATCAACTTGAAGCTATCAAAAAAGCATTGAATAAGGGTGGAACAAAATGACAACTGATATTATAATCCAGTGGCAGCAATCTGATATGGTGGAAGTTTCTCTGGCTGAGCCAGACGACTTTTTAAAAGTTCGTGAAACTCTTACTCGTATCGGTGTTGCTTCTAGAAAAGAAAAAAAGATTTATCAATCTTGCCATATTCTTCATAAGCAAGGTAGATATTACATCGTTCATTTTAAGGAATTGTTTGCTCTCGATGGAAAGCACACGAATCTTTCTTTGAATGATGTTCAACGTAGGAATCGCATTATCCAACTACTTTCTGATTGGGGGCTAATTACTGTAGTCACTCCAGAAAAAATTGTGGATGTAGCTCCTCTTAATCAAATTAAAGTTCTGGCTTTTAAAGAGAAAGATGAGTGGACACTAGAGAGCAAGTATAACATTGGTAGGAAAAAACCAACTGAAGAATGATAAGCGGATGACCGAACAATAATGGTGGGGTTCTTCGCCTTGCCATTTTTTGTTTTGTGTGATAAATTAGTATAGGATGCCTTCGGGATCCTAATTATACTCGCTTACTTAAGGAGAACAACAATGACCAAATACACTTGGGATATATACTCACCATTTGCTGTGGGGTTAGAAGATGTGTTTAATCAACTAGAAACTATGTCTGGTCACAACACAAGCTATCCACCATACAATGTTATCAAACACGACAGTGCCAATTACGAAATTGAAATCGCTCTTGCTGGATTTAAAGCAGACGAAATCGAAGTATCTACAGAACAAAATATTCTCAAAGTTGCCGATAAAATTGAGAAACGAGATACTAAACGAAATTATGTTCACAAAGGATTGTCCAAACGTTCCTTTCTAAATACCTGGCAACTAGGCGAAGACGTAAAAGTAACTTCAGTAGAGTTTACTGATGGTCTTTTATCAATTCTATTGCAGAAGATAATTCCAGAACACCAAAGAAAAACGTTGTATACAATTGGTGCTTCTGAAAAACAACTTCTGACAGAAGGATAAATAAATCGTATTGTTGCCGCTGGGGCTCGACTGGCCAAAACCAGTTGACGCCCCCATTTTTTTGTGCTATACTGTTAATATTCTAATTGAAAAATTATGGAAAATACAAACGCTTCTATTGTTATTATGAAAACCGGATCACAAATTATTTGTGATCTTAAAGAAATTTTTGATAGTGAGGGCGAAGATAAAAAAGGTATATGCCTTTTGATGATTCATCCATATGAACTTTCTCTTATCTCTGTTGGTGGGGAAGATGGTACACAAGATCTACAAGTTAAATTTAGTAGGTGGTGCCCATATTCAGTAGATTACCAATTCAAAATTCCTTATGATTCTATTACTGCTATTGGAGCGCCTGACTCTGGTTTAGAACAAGCATATCGTTTAAAAATTGAGCAAGTAACTCAAGCAATGAATCAGAATGCTGTTTCGCAGCAAGAAGAAGCAATCAATCCAGAAGTTATTGCAGATGAATGAAACTATTAAACTGTTGATGTTTGCTGGGGTCTGGATTATTTCAGAAGTTGAAGAGATTCCTGACGTAGAGTTCGGAGACCCCGACTGTGTGCTAAGATACCCGTATCAAGTAGACGGATCCTATCTGAGTCCGTT